GGCCTGCCCGACGTTCGATCCGGCGATCAGGTTCGCGGTGAGGGTGCGATTCGCCAGCGTCTTGTCGCCGACGTCACCCGCCATCACGCCGACGTCCAATAGGATCGCCGGCGTGCCGGTGTCGAGGTCAGCGACATCGAGAATGCAGTCCACCGCGACGCATCCCGGCGGCAGCTCCAGCATCTCGATGATGTCGCCGACCTCGAGCGCCGCGGCGAGCGTGAACCGCGCCTGCGCGGCGACCAGATCGTGCGCCCCCGAGGGCGTCACCGCCGGGTAGCCGTTGGCGATGCCGCTGGTCTGAAGGATCTTCGCAGACATGTCGTTCTCCCGTTCGAGATCAGTTCGAGATCAGTTGATCTCGGTGTAGCAGTGGTCGTGCGCGATCATCCCGAAGCGCTGGCCGTTGAACGTCGATGCCTTGATCCCCAGGATCGTGCGGAAGTGGATGACGGCCTCCTCGTCGAGATCCAGGCCGGACTCGGAGAGCTTGTAACGAACCCCGCCGTTGCCCTTGAAGCCATAGGCTTTCGAGACGGCGTGCGCACCGAGAAAGAGCGAGCGCATCGCCTTGACCGATCCGGCGCCGTAGTCGTTGAACTTGATGACGCCCTCGTGCTCCTGCAGGATGACCTTGTTGTACATCCCCGCGGAACCATCGAAGATCGGGTTCTTCCGGCCCTCGGCCGCGGCGGCAGCCTTCTGGATCGCGAGCCAGCCTTGATCGCCGGCTTCGCGACGGATGTCGTACATGCCCTCGACGCCGGTGAGCAGCAGGAAGTGGACGCCGCCCTCGATCGTGATCGGGGTCATCTTGGCGCCATTGGCCTCGGTGCCGAGAAACTTCTTGGCCTTGGCGGCGAGCTTGTCGATGTCGGCCAGCGACAGCTTCTCGTTCGTGAGGCCGCCTTTGCTGGCCACCGCGCCGGGATAGGTCTGGTGCCCGGCATCCGGGGCGACGAACCCGTTCGGCCAGGCCGTCCAGTCGGCCGGGAAGTGCTGGATCTCGGCGCCGACACCGCGGGCGCCGGCGGCGTGCATCATCGTCATCTCGTCCTCGAACTCGGCGATGTAGTCCGAGAGACGGTCACGGGCCTGCGACTTGATGGACCACTTCACCCGCTTCTGGTCCATGACATCGCCGACGTTCACCCCGTTGCGGAACTTGTCGACGCGCAGCTTGTCGGTGTACTTCGAGAGCCGCATCTCGCGACCCTCGAGTTTCTCCGCGCCTTGGGCGGGTCGGCCGCGCAGCTTCGCGACCAGGTAGCAGGTCACCTCGTCGCCGGCGCCGGATTCGAGATCGGTCTTCACCAGCACCGGGAGCTTCTGCGTCTCGGTGCCGGCCATCTTCGAGTTGAAGTACGACTTCTTGGCGACATCCACCGCCACCGAAGCCGAGTACACCTTCACCGCGCCGGGATCGGACGGCAGGATCTGCGTGCGTGCCATGTCAATCTCCTTGGATTGAGCACGGCGCACTCCTGCGCGCCAGGATCAAAAATGCAGAGCCCTGCTCTGCTACCGCATCGCGCCCCGTTCGGTGGCGCCATTCGGTCGAGGAGATCCGATCTTGACGGACGGCTCTGCCTCGACGCGAATTCTAGCCCGCTGTCCAGTCTTTTGTTCGAGAATTATCGCGATGCGGCCGCTGTCCAACAGCAGCCGTTCGCCGACCTTCATCTCGAGGGACAGCCCCTTCTTCGTCATCCCGCCGATTCCAGCGCCCGGCGCTTGTCATCGGGCAGGCGAGCGACGAAGATTTCCAGATCCTCGCCCTCCAGGTTCGCGGCCTGCGACATCAGATCGTCGACCATCGCGCCGTTCGGCGCCGCCGACGGCAGCCCGCCGAGCGTGCGCGGGACCTGTCTCGGCGCCTTGGCTTCCGGTTCCTTGGCGCCCTGCGAATCCTGCTGCCCGTCTTCCTTCTTCGGCTTCTTGGCGACCGTCATGCCGAGGGCGCGCATCTGCTCGAGCACCCTTACGTGCGCTTCCTCGAAGAGGTCCTGGGCGCTGGGATCGCGCTTCTCGTCGATCGCCCGCTGCCCGGCGGCCTTGAGCTCCTGTGCGAAGGCGGAGGCCAGCATCGGCGTCTTGGAGTACGGCACCGACTCGTACTTCTCCATCGCGCGCAGGAAGTTCTCGCGATCATGATCGAATGCCTGCTTGGCGGTTTGACGCGAGATCGTGATCGCGGCCTGCGCGGTGGCGCGCTGCTCGATCACCGCATCCTTCTGGTCGTCGAGCTCGGCGAGCTTCGCATCGTAGTCGGCGTCTTCGACCTCGCCGGCGCGCCAGGACTTGGTCAGTGCGGTGCGCTGCTCCCGGATTGTCTTGAGCTGATCGTCGAACGACTCCGGATCGCCGGCGCTGAAGTTCGGCGCGAACGTCTTCTCGATCCTGGGCGCGGCGCCTTCGTCCTCGTCTTCCTCTTCGGCGTCGCCGTCCTTCGTCTCGGCGTCATCCTTGCCGGCGGCCGCGCCGTCTTCGGCGTCATCGCCGGCCTCCTCGTCTTCGTCTTCTTCGCCGGCGAGATTCTCGATCTCCTTGATCTCGTCCTCGTCGAGATCGGCCAGCTTGGCGGCCTCGATTTCGTCCGCCGTCAACAGGTTCTCGATGCCCATGCTATTTCTCCTTGGGGGGGTGGAGTGATTCGAGCGCCTTCATCTTCTCGCGCGCCAACGCTCGTACTGCCGCCATGCGCTTGGCGTCCTTCTGGATTTCGCGGGCACTGACCAACGTGCTCAGATCGCTCTCCGCGCGCCACTTCGCCTCTTCCTTGGCTGCCACGCTGATCTTGTTCATCGCAGGTTGTCCTCCCCGGCTGGGGTTTCGATGCCGGCCATACGGCCGGTCTGTTGATCGGGCGGCAACGGATCGCGCGGCCCGACTGGAACGGTTGGAGCCGTGGGCTCATCATCTGGAGGCACGATGCCGGCACCGGTACCGGCCTGATCCTTGAACCCAACGGAGCGCAGCAGTTCATCACCGACGGGAGCCGAAGCCGGTACCTGTGCCACGACCTGGCCGGCCTGCATGGCAGCGTAGATCCCCTCGAGCAGCCGCGTGATCTTGTCGGCGTCGAGCTTCTCGATCTCGGCCGCGGCCCTGGCGGACTGCGCCTTCTTCAACCCGGTCGCGGCCTCGAGGTCCGCGATCTTGGCGCGTAGGGCCTCGACGGTCATCGCATTGGCGGCACGCTCGGCCTCTTTGGCCTGTTGCTTCTCCGCCTGTTTCTCCGGCGTCATCTCTTCGTCCGGATCCGTCTGGCCCGTGATCTCGCGGATCCGCTTGATCAGGGCATCCTTGTACGGCACCGGCGCGTACTCCATGACGATGTCGATCGTGTTGCGGGCGAACGCCGGATCGATCGCCGCGATCTTGCCGAGCATGTCCATCAGCTGCTCGAAGATGGCCTGCATCAACGACTCGCGGTAATCCTGCTCGTCGATAACGAAGGACGCCTTCATCGCGGTGACGTCGTTGAGCACTTCTCCTGTATCCGGATCGCGCTCGTTGATCGACACGAAGTCGTGCTTGTTCCTGTCCCCCGTGATGCGGAAGACCTTGGGCTCGGTGTAGTACTGCTCGATCAGCGAGAGCTTGATCTCGCCTTCGATCTGCCGGGCCAGGCGCAGGTTATCGAAGGGTTGCGCCGTCACCACCGAACCCTGATCAGCCTTCTGGCGCAGCGCCACCCCGGAGACGAGGTTGGTGTCGCGCCCCAGCGATTCGCTGGTGACGCCACCGACCTCGCGAATCGCCATGCGATCCCGGTCCGCCAGGGCGAGGTGACCCTGAGCCAGTTCGCGATCGTTCTGGAAAAGCACCTTCTTGCCGGACAGGGCGCCGCTGGCCCACTTCACGAAGGCGTCCGGAGAGGCGATCTCCTCGCGGATCTCGTCCTCGTCCATCAACTGGTCGTCGATGGCGTCGGCCTCGAAGTGCACCTTGTTCGTTGACAAGACGTGCAGGGATTTCGACATCCGCTTGTTCAGCGACTCCTGCGGACCGCGGATGTTGCGGATCGCCCCGTAGGGGGCGCCGTCCCGCTTGCGGCGATAGCACCACACCGGAATCAGCGGGAAGCGGTTGTGTCGGTACGGCGACCAGTCGTCCCAGAGGATGCCGAAGTCCGTGAAGACGGTGCAGCGCATCCGCATCCGCACCCGGTCGTAGACCTGAGATCCGGATCCGGTGGTCTCGTTCGATGGCGCGTACCACCAACCCTCGTAGCACTGCACCCGGTCGCGTGAGTTGTGCATCCACGCTCCGGCATCGAACTGCTCGAAGCGTGAGCCCATGAACGCGGTTTCGTCCGGATCGAGTTCCGAGAGCCGACGTCCGAACCACCAGTCGATGCCGCGGTTGTCCGGATTCGATTCCGCCGACTGCTCCAGCAGGTCCTTGCCCTCCGGGAAGTACGCCTGCGCGATGTCGAGATCGAGCCATCGCATCCGGAACTGGTAGCGGGAATCGGAGAGGTCCAGGGCGACACCCAGCGAATCGTAGAGCACATTGCGCCACGACTCGTTGCGATCGTAGATCGGCTCCTCCTCCGGATCGGCGCGGACACCGACCTCGATCCATCCCAGTCCGGCCTTCAGGGCATCATCGAACGCCTGGCTGCGCGTGAACTCGCTGCGGTTGACCTCGGTCAGGTACTTGAGCAGCTTGCTCTTGTTCACCGCATCGTCGGCCGCGGCCTTGCCGCGAACGGTCGGTGTTACCTTGTGGTCGATCCGCGTCCGCCGCTCGGTGCCGATCATCCAGTCGACGGTGGGCTTGACCTCGTTGTAGACCACCGGATTCTGGCCGCGCTCGAGGAGCGCGCGCTGCTCGGAGAGGTCCCACTGCATGCCGTCGTAGAAGTCCTCGTCCAGCGCCATCTGGAAGCGGTTGGCCGACTGCCTGGCAATCTCCTGGTCCCGCCAGGTCTTCAAGCGGGTGAGGAGCCGCTGCTGTTCCTCCCTGGCGCGGGCACCACGCTTTCTCGTCGGCGCGGCCAGCATCAGATCGCCCGCTCGTGAAATGTCTTGCCGTTGACCACGGCCGTGGCTTCGAAGATCGGCTCCGGAGGCGCGACGCGCCTCGGCGGCATCCGGGCCACCCACGTGAAGGCGTCGATCACCACCGTCATGAGACGGATGAGTTCGGATCGGTTGATGTCGCGGCCCATGCGCTCGAGGCCCTTGAGCGCCATCGCGTAGGCCTCGCCGGTCGGCCTACCGTCGGTGCCCATCCAGTACGGAAAGGCGGAGAGGCAGACGGCGTAAACGCCGGCATCGGAGACATGGGCCGGCCAGATCACGCAGCCCGGCTCGCCCTCGACCATCTCGATCGAGACGAGGTAGTCGCCGGACTGGTACACCTTCCAGGCATCGGAACCGCCGAATGCCTGCAAGGGGATTCCGCTACTGGAGACGAGGACGGGCTTCATCGCCGCGCCCGTATATCAGAAGGCGGGAAGATTTGGTCGGCCGGCTCGTATCTGAGGAATTCCGCAGATAGCTATGCCAGCTTCCAGCTCCTTTCCCGCCGCGGTCGATCCTCGTCCTTGTTCGGCTGCACGCGGGCGAAGCGCCGCGAGACGTAGCCGTAGCGCCCGGCATCCATGAGATCGTCATGCTCCTTGACGATCTTGCCTTCTTTGCGGTGATAGGTGCGGTACTCGCTGAACCAGTCGTTCAGGTGCGAGAACACCTTGAATCGACCCTCCAGCATCGCGATGAGCATTTCCTGCACGCCGGCCTCAACGGAGTTCGATCCGTCCGGCAAGGTGGCATGCTCTGGAAGCATGCGCACCGACTCCGCAGCGTAGAGATCGCGGATCGGCTTGCCGTCGCGCTTTCCGTCCGAGCCGTAGCCGTCTTGCGGCCACGCCACCGGAATCCATTTCCCGCGGCCGTTGATCGCGCTGGCATGAATCGGGATCGCGGTCTTCCGCGCTCGCATGCAATCGTAGAGATAGGTGGTATCGGTGTCGCGGTCCCATGCGTACCAGACCACCGCCGTGGGGTGATCCCACCCGAAGTCGATGGCTGCGATTCTCGCCCAGTGCGACGGCAATGCGAACGCCTCGACCTTGATGTCGTCCTCGTCCACCGGGAACACCGCGCCAGATCCCAGGGTAGGCACTCCTTTCGTGCGAGCCTGGATCTCGTGCGATGGAATCGACGCCAGCAGTTGCGCTTTCATTCGGTCGCCGAGGTGCGGCGCGTCACCCCATCCGGCCTGGATCATCGCCTTAGACACGATGCTCGGCCCCGTCGATGAATGACCGCACGACCTCGGTGGCGCCCTCCAGCGGCGTGAAGGTGACGTAGATGATCCCCTCCACGGTTGCGGTGCGCAGCAGGCATTCGGAGTAGATGTCCAGCGGCGGTTCCTCATCCAGCCAGATCACGTGCCGAGCCGTTCCCTCGAACGCTTTGCGTCTCTGCTCGTACGACTTCAGCCCGATCGAGGATGTCCCTCCGGAGACGTGCCGCACCATGGCGTAGTCGATCGCCTTGTTCGTGTTCGGCCGATACCGCGGATCTCCGATGAGATCGGCGAACGGGATCATCCCGGTGCCGTAGCGGTCGATGCCGCCGAAGAGCTCCTTCTGCACGATGTCGCGCGTCGTCTCGTTCGTTGTCCCCGCCGCCCAGGCCTGCACCGGTTCATCGAACCTGCGGCCGGGCCACCAGTGCGGGTATCGGCCGGTGAGGTGGCACGTCATCTCGTAGGCGCCGGTGAGCGTTTTCCCGATCCGGTTCGCGGCCATGAAGAGCCGCTCGTCGTGATCGAATCCCGCCTTGAAGAAGGCGAGATGCTTCTGGTAGAGATCTCGGCGAAGTGGTCCATGATCCGGGAAGAGATCGAAGAAGCGCCGCCGGCTGGTACGGACCTGTTGCTCCTCAAGCAGCCGGAGCAGCTCCAGCCTTTCGAAGAAGCTCAGCGAGTCGAGCTGCAATTCGCTCATCCGTCCATTTCCCGAGGTCGTCTTCCTTTTCGCCGTCCAGGTTGAACGCTGTGCGTTCGACATCGACCCACGTCTTCACCGCCGTCGCGATGTCGCGCATCGCCACCGCCCGGCTTCCGGTGCCGAGCCGGGCGATCAGCTTGGCGCGCAGACCGGTCTTGTCTTCCGTCGTCGCGATCTCGACCAACTCCTCGAGCGTCGGCAGGTGGCCGGTCGTCTCCTCGAGCTCTTGCAACAACCGCAGCGCGAGGTCGCGGCCGCGTCCGGCCACCCGTTGGTGCTCGCGGATGATCCTGGCGTTGGCGGTCGCCGCGGCTTCGATCGCATCCTCGCGGGCGACCTTCGGGTCGGTGAAGATGACCTTCTCGCGGGTCCTGTTGGCCACGGCCTTCGAGGAGCTGCCGATCGTCCAACCCTCCTCCGCCATGTGCCGGTGGATCGCCTGGCGGCTGGCCCCGTACTTCTCGGCCAGCATCGGCACCGAGAAGGTGCCGGTTTCGTAGTCCGAGCGGATCCGGGTCCAGTCGAATCGGCCGCTGCCCTTCGGTCTACCTCGGTTCGTTCCGTCCCTGGCCATCGCTCAGTCCATGCCTTCCGGGCGTACGACATCGCGCACGTAGCCCTGCAAGCCCCTCACCTGGTCGGCGAGTCGGTCAGCTTCTTCAGCCACCTGCTGATACTCCTGCGCGCAGTCTCCGAGGCTTTCTCGCTCGGCGGCGGCGTCATCAGGTCTGCCTTCGGTTTCGGCATGCTCGGCGGCGGCACGTTCGCGCTGGGCAAGCACGGCGCGCAGCCGATCAAGCTCGCTGCGAGCAGCAGCGGCAACGCGGCGCGTGCGCTCCATCTCTTCCTGGTACTGGACATCAACTTTCTCCTGTGCGCGGTGTCTTCGCTCTTCCTCTGCCCGGGCCTTCTCGCTCGCGGTGCGCGCGGCCTGCTCGGCGGCGAGCCGATCGGCCAAGATCTTCGCCTCGTACCGGTTGGAGGCCAGGCGATATCCGCCATAGCCGCTTGCGGAAACGATGATGGCCAGCACGGCGGCCAGCAGCCAGGCAGCAATGGTGCGCGTCACAGGATCACCCACAGGCCGATCCTGATCGCACACCAGACCACGATGTCGATCAGCCAATCCAGCAAGCCGTTCACTACAGCGGCCTCCATCTCACGCCAGTAGCGCGTTCATGGCACGCACCGCCGCGAGCCGGCGGTCATCGATCCCGATGAGGCCGCCGTTGATCGCCTTCGTGATCGCAACGACGTCGTTCTCGTCGGCCATGCGATTGGCGCCGATGTCGGACCAGTGCCATGCCGCCGAGCGTGCAGCCGGGCCATCGAGGAGGAGGAGATCGGGATCCGAGATCAGGTCCATCCCGAGCGCGGCCGAGCACCGTGCGTAGTTGCGCTTGCCGGTGATCTGCAGCAGGCCGCGGCCCCGATACCGCCAGCCGTCTCCGGTGGACGGGGGCCCGTTCCCCATGCGCTCGGCGTACACCCAATTGGCGATGCGCTGCGGCTGGCGGTGGAACTGTCTCGCGAAGGATTCGTTCGGGAACCGTTTCGGCCAGATCTCCATCAACCGCTGCCACGAGTAGTTGAGGTTTTCCTCGAGCCGCGTGAAGCGCGCCGATTCGTGGGCGATCTGAGCGATGAAGTGCGCTTGACGAAGCGCGGAATCGATCCCGAACTCCTCCATGGCCGCAGAGATCGGGCCGGCAAAGCGCCGGGCCGATCCCGCCGAGCAACCGGAGACTTCGCGCAGGAGATCGACGTCCATCATTCACCGTCCCTGCTGGACACGCCGAACAGGACGTCGATCTTGCGCTCGACCTTCGCCGAGACCTTCGTGATCGCTGCCGCGCCCATCCATCCGGCAATCCCGCAGATGCCCAGCGCCCAGGGCAGCGCCCATTGCGCACCGACGACACCGACGAAGGCGAGCAATCCGGCGAACTGAGAAATGAACATGTGCCCGACGGCATTGGCAAGCGAGAAGCGGCTCGGTTTACGGCGAAGATCGTGGAATAGGCTCGCCACTCCTCCGGCCGATGCGAAGCCCATGCAGAGCCAGAAATGCAAGCCGGCCAGGCTCACGACCTCCTGCGCGCGTTCCGCGGCCCAACTATCGGTTGGCGCGATCGTAGCCACGATGCTGGCCATCGCACGCAGCATCGCGCTCGAGCACAGCGCGCTGAACGCGGCGAGCAACAGCTTTTCTCGCCTGTGCTCGCACCGAGCGTTCAGCGCGCGCCATGACGCCACCCATTGCCGCGGCAGCAGTGCGGTCAGACGATCCTGCGGCCAGTGCGCCATCTCTCCAGCACCCTCACGTGCGCTTCACGGATCAGCCGCTGGCCGGCGCTCGTGTTGACGACGCAGCGGACGAGGTAGCGGACACCGGCCACCGTCGGATAGAGGTTCTGCACCACCAGCTCGCCGGCCACTCCAGGCGGGCCCAGCGCGAAGTTCTCCGGTGCCGGATCGAGACCTTCGAAGCCCGGAGTCGTCACCGTCACCGACACCGTGTCGATGTTCTCCCCGGCGCTGATGCCGCCGCGGAAATCGAACACCTGCGCCTTCGGCGGATCGCCGATGACGAGAACGACTTCGTTTCGTTCGGCGAGCGCGATCGCTTGCGACTCGGTGAACGACGGCGCCGCTGCGGTGGCGCCCACGACAAGGCCAGATGGAGCCGACTGCTCGACCCCGGAGATATCGACGATCGCGCCCCCGGAAAGCGCGGTCACCGACAATGACAGCGCCTGTTGCGCGAATCCGGCTGTGTTGGTGGCGCGCACGGTGAACGCGAATGAGCCCGAGCCAGTCGGCGTCCCGCTGATGACCCCGGTGCTGGCGTTGAGGGTCAGGCCCGCAGGCAGGGCGCCGGCCTGGATCGACCAGGTGATCGGTGCATCTCCCGAGGCGGCGAGGGTCTGGCTGTAGGCCGCACCTACGGTTCCGGCAGGCAGCGCGGTGGTGGTGATCGTGGGCGAGACCGGTCCCGCGGTGATCGCGACCGCGGTGGAGTTGCTCTGCACGCCATCGACCACGGCCCTGATCGAGGCCGATCCCTGCGCGATGCCGGAGACCCGGATCGTTGCCTGACCGCTGTCATCCGCTGGGGCGAGCCATTGCGCTGTCGCGTTGACAGGTGACGTCGTCTCCGCGGCGCCGGAAATGCCCGAGATCGGGGAGCCGTCCTGATCTTCCACCGCCACGATCAGATCGGTCGTGGAACCGGCGGCGACGGCAGCGGTGACCGGCACCAGCGTGACCGTCGTCACGACGGGTGCGGTGCCACCGGAACCCTCGTTCGGGACGAGGATGCCCAGCGCCTTGTCGGTGCTGCCAGCCGAGTTGGTGGCACGAACCGTGAACGTGGCCGCCACCGGAGCGGTCGGCGCCCCGCTGATGACCCCGGTGGCGGCGTTGAGGGTCAGGCCCGCAGGCAGGGCGCCGACCTGGATCGACCAGGTGATCGGCGCCGTACCGGTGCGCTGCAGCGTCTGCGAGTACGCGACCCCGATCACACCTGCGGGCAGCGCGGTGGTGGTGATCGTTGGCGCAACCGCTGCCGGCGTGCGTTCCAGCAGCGCGGCGTTCGGCGCGGAGTCGCGGGTCAGCAGCGCGACGTTCTGCATCACACATCCACCACCGTGCAGGCCTGCGGCCCGACGGAACCGATCCCGACACCGTTGCCCAGCGCGGAGCCTGAGGCGCTGGTGGCCGTCCAGATCAGCACCGGGGTGTCGCTCGTCGTGAGGCTGCCGCCGCCGAAAATCGAGACCGCGACACGAAGACGGGCCTGGCCGCCAACAGCGGTACCGTCGAACGCCTGTCCGCTGAACTCCCCGATCTTCGCACCGGTGAGCGCGCCGCCGGTCGGCGCCGCGAAAACGGCGCCCTTGACTGAGGTGGCGCCGACCGCATCGACGTGCGCGAGCAGCTGCAGGGTAGTCACCGTGGCCGCGGTGACGGTGACCGTCACGGAGTCCGTCTCACCGCTATCCGCGGCGTTGGTGGCCGTGATCACGGCATCCCCGATCGAGACGCCAGTGATGTCGAAAGTCTTGGTGGTCTGGCCCTCGGTCATGACCGCGGTGGCCGGAACCGTGGCAACGGCCGGGGTGTCGCTGGACAGGTTGTAGGTCACCCCGCCGGAGGGCGCCGCAGTACTGCGGGTCGCCGTCTCCGTGCGGGTGCCGCCCACGGCGACCGTCGTCGGCTTCGGGCTGAGCGTGACCGTCGGCGACCCGGCGTCGATCAGCACGCCGAACCAGTCGTTGTGCAGCGACTGCATTTCCTCGAGCGTCAACTCGCGATCGAAGACGGCGCTGACGTGAGGTTTGCAGGGCTGGCGACCCTGCCCACTGGAGCCGCCGATGTTGCGCAGCGCGGCCGCAGCGATACCCCAATTCCCCGGGTTTGCGGCTGTGGAGTCCGCGGCCATGGCGCCGCTCTCCAGGCCGTAGAAATGCTGGCAGTTCGCGTTGTTGCGCCAGTTCGTTCCGATCGAGAACGAGGTCGATCCGTCGACGGGGAGCGTCGTGCTGCCGATGTTGTTGGTCGCGCTTCCCTGCACCATCGCGGCCTTGCCGCTGCCGCTGGATTGGAGCCCCTGATTGTCGGGGTTGTTCGAGATCGTGAGAAAGGTTCCGGCTTGGAATCTTGAACCGGCGCCTGCGAACGCCATGAACACCGCCATGCCGTCGCTGTCGGTCATCGTGCAGCTCGGCGGCGAACTCCAGGTGACCCCGTAGGGCGTGTAGTCGACGCCGCCGATGTCGATGTACTTGCGGGAGACACCCTTCCAGTTCTTCGCGCCGATCCCGGCACTGGCGTGCTTGGTGACGGCGTAGCCCTTCAGATCGACGACGGTGGTGCCGTCTTCGTCCACCACGACGAGCGAAATCAGCCGCGTCGCAAGCCCCGTGGTTTTCAGTGCGTAGGCCATGGTGTCCTCACGGGTTCAAGATCGCGACGCCGCCCGCGGTGATCCACGCGAGCATCTGCAGCGCCGGGATGTACATCAGGTTGCGGTACGCCGAAGTCGCCGAATTGACGTAGGTGTAGGGGTAGTGCGGCGGGATCGCGTCGCCGGTGAGCGTCACGGTGTCGATCACCCAGGTGCCGGTGAGCGGGTTACCGGCGGGCGGCGTGATGCGGGTGAGCACCTGGTCGGTCTGTCCCCCGTAGCGCCGGTAGTAGACGCCCTTGGCGGCGTGGAAGACCGGCGCGCTGGAGTCGATCTGTAGCGCCCCTGAGAGCGTGAGCGTCGTCCAGCCGTCGGAGATGTTGGCGAGATCGATCCCGCTCATCGCGGTCTTCGTCACCGCGACGAGGATGCGTTTTCCGCCCCCTGCGTGGATGAAGAGGTTGATGAAGTCGCCGATGTTCGCGGGGTTGATGCCAGCCGAGAAGCTCTCCGTCGTCTTGCGCGTCCAGTCCGCCCCGTCGAGGTAGGCGAGCGCGGTGAGGTAGTGCGCATCGGGCGGCAGCAGGTAGAAGCGATTCGTCACCGGATCATGGATCGCCGCCTTCTCGTAACCAGTGCCCATGTTCGTCGCCGCGCTTCGGCGCGCCCAGGTCCGTGACGCGAGATCGAACGCATGCGCCACCGGCGCGGAGGTCACGCCCCCGGAATCGACGGAGCCGCGCTGCACGTAGAGCATCGAGCCCTTGGCACCACCGCCGAGCGAGGGCGGGATGACGACCTGCGTCTGGTATGGGTGCGGCGG